ATCATGGAATATTCTACAGAATGAGATAGGTTGAAGGAATACGAACCAGATTTTGACATCATATCCCAGATTTGTATGGCTTTCTTTTCCGGCACCGTTCCTTGGTTTTTACATCCTTGCAGAAATTCTTCTTTATATTTATCAAAAGCAGCATTACCAAGACTCTTCCCGATAATCTTCCGAATCTTATTACAAGTGGCCATTGAAATGCCAGCCAATTGATTAACCGCTTTCATAACCTGCTCTTGATAAACGATTACCCCGAATGTTTCCTCTGTCAGTTTATCAAAGATTGGATGGATCTTTTCAACCTTGGCTTTACCTCGTTTCCTCTTGGAATACAGCTCGGTCATTCCAGATTGCATGGGGCCAGGACGCCACAGAGCCGTCACCGCATAGAGCATCTGGAAGTTCTCTACCCCGAGTTCCTTACAATAATTGGTCAGGCCATTTGATCCAATTTGGAAGGCCCCGACCGTATTCCCCTCGGATATTTCGGCAAAGACTTTTGGATCATCAAAGGTAATTTTTTTGTAATTGATATCAATCCCGTGATTCTGCTTTACCATTCGCCGGCATTCATTCAGGATGGTCAAGGCTGAGAGACCAAGAATATCCAGTTTCATCAACCCACAATACTCTGCATTCCGCATATCCCAATTAGCCACTATAGTGCCGGCCCGGGTAACTAGATTGCAATTGTGGCCTCCCCGGAGATCCTTTTCAGAGATGCAGACTCCGGCTGCGTGCTGGCCATGGCCCCTGATCTGTCCTTCAATGGATTGGGCCACCTCAATCACTTCCGGATATTTCTGGCCAAATCTCCGGCACTCCGGGACCTCATTGAAAGACTTCTCGATCTCCTGGCCTACTTCGGCTTCTACCATCACTTTGGCAGCAAAGTCGACCTCTGATAAGGGGATATCGAAAACGCGGCTTACATCGCGAAGTACGCCCTTTCCTTTCATGGTCAGGAAATTGGAAAGACCGACTACATTATACTCCCCGTATTTATCAGAAAGATATTTACGGACATCGTCCCTCCGGATATCTTCAAAATCCATATCGATGTCCGGTAAATCTTTCCTTTCTTCTGAGACAAATCGAAAGAACTCTGTACCATAAATGAGAGGGTCGCAATCAGTGATATACAAAAGGTAAGCAACAAGACAACCGCCTGCCGAACCACGACCAGGCCCGGTCATTACATTATTCTTTTGGCACCATTGAATAAGGTCCCAGACGATGAGGAAGTAGCGAACGAATTTCTTGGAGATGATCAGTTTCATTTCCATCTCAATCCGTTCTTTGTAGGGCTTCAGTTCCTCGAAAGTTCGTCCGCGAATTCTTCTTTTTAATCCCTTGTAAACCATATTCTCAAGAAACAATAATTCCGATTCTTCATTAAATGATTTCTTGATACTTGGCAGATATACTTCCTGCTGCTCAATCCGGAAGTTCTCGCAAAGTCTGGCGACCTTGCCGGTCATCCTGATTGCCCTCCTGATCTCATGGTCAGTTAAAACTCCTTGATCCTGGAAGGCCTCGACCATTTCTTCTTCTGAACGGAGGAAGAGGCCGGTACAGTTAAATTTCCATCTATTCGGGTCATTCCAGGTTCTTTTCGATTGGATAGCCAGGAGCACTTCTTGATGTTTGGTTGCTTCGTTGGTCGGATAATGAGCATCGTTAGTGGCAACGATTTGAATCCCGAGTTCCTTGGATATCTTCAGGGCCAGTTTATTTACCTTTATCTGCTCGGGGATATCATGCGGCATAACCTCCAAGAAAACCCGATCCTTTCCAAGTGCTTCAATATAATCAAGGATCATCCAATTTTCGATATCAAGAAGCAGATAAGACATGGAGCAGGCCGAAAGGATTACCAGGCCGTCAATATGTTTCAGGAGGGTTTTATGGTCGATCCTGGGCCTGTGGTAGAATCCTTCAATATTTGCAATAGTCAGGAGCTGCAGGAGATTCCGCCAGCCAGTTTGGTTCTCGACAAGAAAAGTAATATGATACCGAGTTTCCCCTTTCTGTTTCTGAGTCATATCCGGAACGAGATACATCTCTGCTCCGATAATTGGCTTTATGCCGGCTTCAAGGCATTGTTTCTGGTGTTCAATTGCTCCGTCGATATTTCCGTGATTGCTGAGGGCCAAATGAGTTTGTCCGAGTTCTTTGGCCAGGGCCGCGTATTGCTTGGAGGTTCCGACCCCATCAAGGACGGAGTACTCATTGTGGAGATGTAGGTGGCAGAAACTCATTTTTTATCACATTTCCTACAATCGGATGATTTGCTTTTTGATGTAAAACACCACACTGGTTTTGGAGTATTTTGGTTAAAGTCAACCAATTCTACAGTAAATCCCCTTTTTATCAGCGATCGAATATCACTTGCGCATCCAGCCTGCTGAAGTGGGGTATCAGCAATAGCCCCATATATTACAAATCCTTGTTTGCATTTCCCCAGATACATTTTTCCCATATTATATCACCCAACCAATGCAACTACATGCCTGAAATTATCCCCCTCGAACAACAAGGCCCCATTACCGACAATGCATTTCCGCAAATTCTTGAGGATATCAATCAGGAAAGAAGGATCGACATCAAACTCGATTTTCTCTCCTTTATATTTACAATTGGCCGTTTCTTCCAGCCAGCCATAATCACCCTTGCCTTTGATGATCATAGTTCGGTCTTCGACCGTCACCGACACAAAATCACCACTTGCCGAATCTGCCGTGAATACCCCGGCTCGGTCCAGCATCTCCAGAACACCAGCCGGGAAATGAAGTTCCTTCCCTTTGACTTCAAGGAATTGTTCAACCTCGGGAAATTTGCCGGCCAGGACCCGAGCCGAGAAAATTAAACCATCGTTGGCATGGAAATGAATCCAGCCGGGGGAATGAGACAGGCGCTTGACGTCATATTTGACCAAGAACTTGACAACCGATGCCGGCAGCAGGATTGGTTCGGATTTGATCTCAGTATCAAAATTAACTTGAATGATCCGGAAATCATCGGAGGCAGTTACAACATCCCCGTCAATATAGACGCAGGTCAAAAGGGGTTTGCTAAGATCCTTGGCGGCGCAGTAGCTGGCGATGGAAATGGCCTTCAGGAAGTTATCCGGCAGCTTGGTGAATTTGGTATGCTCGATATCCACTTCGTCCAGGGGGAGCATTATTTCGGCTTCCAGCTTGATCCCGGCTTTGCTCCGCTTGCCCTGGATGATCAATTCGTTTTCGACGATACCAATTTCGATTTCCTCATCCTTGATCTTGGAAAGGAGAGAATATAATTCATTGGCCCTGACCGCTCCTTCGATCCCGGATTTAAATGGCTTCCAGACCGATATCTCATCATTGAAAGTCGTGATTGAATCCCCAGTAAAAACAAAGCTGGTTGATTGCGCTATGATATCTTTAGTGGCGAGGCCTGGCTTTACTTCTTCCAGGGCGGCTATCAGATCCGTTCTTTTTAACTGCATGCTCTTCTCCTATTAGGGCGTTGAATACGATAGTAGAACCGAAGTTATTCCCGAGTATATGATGATATGATAAAAGGCGCTTATCGATTTTTAAAGCAGGAAGATCCGCCCCCCCCTCATGACCTGGTGCGGTGCTTGCTAAGTATATTTTCATGTAACCAATTCCATTGAGAATAACAAAATCTTCCGGGCTGGATTTCAAAGAATGATAAAAGCCGCTTCCTCAAATCGGGGGGGGCAACCATTATACAGACTTTCTCTTTGTTCTTTTGGCATCGCCCCGTTGCCGGCCAGGTATATTTTCATCTTTTCGATTGTTTTTATTGGTTCCAGTTTTGCAATATTGATCAAAATCAGCTTCTTTTTCCTTGGTATGGAAATAACTCAAGAGGCGATGCCGGCCATTTGCTTTGGTCAGGGATTCCCCTTGTGATATTTCCAGGAGCCAGGTGGCAAGGTATAATTTCACAGTGAAAAGCTCCTTGATACCTTTGGTTGAAACGGCCATGGCCAGGCCCGCCAATTCTTTTCCAGATCCAGAAAATAGATAATATTCAACTCGTCCCGTTGCTTGTAATCATTGGAGAGTCCTCCCTCAATTATCTTTTCGACCTCCCGCTTTCCGCCGGTTTCCTTGCCATTCCATTTCTCGTCATCTTTCAATTCGTATTTGGCATCAACCGTCCTAAATTCAGAAATTCCAACCTTGAATCCTTTGGCGGTAAAATACTTTTCAATATTCTGCCGGGCAATCGGGGAAAAGGATTCCAAATGTTTGCCGGCTTCGTTCTTGCTGGGGCTCCGATTGCTGACCTGGACCTTCCAATAATCCTCGGAATAATCGTATTTGCCATCCTTGAATTTTGGAACATATACCCCACCCATCCGGCCGGTCATTACCCAGCTTGTGCTATCTACAGACCACCACGGGTATCGTCGCATCAAGGAATTACTGGTCAAGCCAAAACCATGTACCTTGATGATCGGCATCCCGTCTTTATCGGTCAGGTAATTTTTCCAGATATCATCCAACCATATTCTCAGGTCAGGGGTCGAGATAGGGACCATGCCACCAAGGGCAATATAGTCGTAACCCCTGGATAAATACATCTGCAGCCACTTGGGGTCTTCCCCATAATGGAAGCAGGGCAGGGGATTGACCCCGGCCTTCTCCATGCGGCGTTGATTCCGCCAAGTACCTTCCGGGGAACCAATAACATCGAGATTGGCATATACCTCAAGATGATCTTTGTGGGCTTTGATGAATTCGATATATTCATTAATATCGATTTCTACGCCCTGGGTAAATGCGGAGAAAGCGCCGGAGTCAAGGAAGATGTCGACTTTAGTTTCCATAGATAATTCGAAGGCAAATGGTATGTTAAATTGGTTTTGAGAAATATCCCAGAAAGAGAGAAGGCGTTTATTGATCAAACTTTGCCATTTTCTCTCTCTCTTATTCCTGGCGTGCCGGCAAAGTTGATTTTCATGGTTTACAATTTCTTTTTCTTCTGCTTTATTAATTTGAATCTGTATTTTTGTTCTTTATCTCGAAGATAGAAACTTAACAATTGATTGATTTTTTCAATTGTTTTTAATCGATGCCCCCCCCGGCTCGCCTGCAAAATAAATCTTCATTTCTTTTTATTCAGGTTAATCACGTTCATTATTTTATTACCTCTGGAAAGATCATGGAATGATATCAGGCGCCGATAAACTTTAAGTTTATCGGCGAAATACCGCTCTCTTCCCTTGGTATTCATGACCGAGTATCCAGAGGCCAGGTAAATTTTCATGACCGGATCAAACTCAATAACTCGGATCTTGCTTCAGGCTTAGTTAAAAATACGCCTTTCATTGAAGAGGTGACCATGGTAGAATGCTGCTTTCCGACGCCCCTCATTCTGATACAGAAATGATCTGCTTCAATTATGCAGGCGGCCCCCTGGGCATTCAATTCATTCATGAGAATTGAGGTCACCTGATCCCCTATTCTCTCTTGAATTTGTAATCTTTTGGAAAAGATATCAATCAGTCTTGCGAGCTTTGAAATACCAATAACCTTGCCTCCAGGGATATATGCGACATGCGCCCGGCCTACAAATGGTAATGCGTGATGTTCACACATGGAATATAATTCAATATCCCGCAAAAGGACTATTTGATCATATCCATCTGATTCAAAAGTTTTTATAACATCAGAGGGATTTTGCTCATATCCGCTGAAAATTTCTTTCCAGGCTTTAATCATTCGTTTTGGAGTTTCTTTTAATCCATCTCGATTTAAATCCTCTCCGATAAATTCTAAAAAGCGAGACGGGATATCTTCCGCGGAGGTATCATGGCCAGAATCGGTTACCTCCCAAGGGAAGACCAACCATTCCATCGGATCGGTCTTTTCAAAAAGAGCAATGAATGGAGTGTCGGGATAGAGTTTTGCATATCTCTTTTGCGTACTGCCGGAATCGATCAGGTCATCAATAATATAATCTGCCTTGCTTGGGGTATTGGTGACGAACCCATCGGTCAAGCCAGAAAGCAAATATGCCGGGGGGATTCCGCCTCTTGGCACCCCATAAAAAGTCGCATTGGCGGGTAGTCTCTTAGAAATATCAAAACAGCGTTCTTGTACTTCTTCATTTGTAATAATTCTTTTCACGAAGCCTCCTTTCTACTCTGCATATTGAATCGGATCAATCAGGCCATTCACGGCAAATGCTTCCAATCTTTCAGTACATGATCCACATTTTCCGCAAGACAAAGCCTGATCCTTATAACAGGTACGGGTCAATTCAAAAGGAACTTTGTGCTCCATCCCGACCTTGACGATATCTCCTTTGCTCAACCCCAGGAAAGGGGCATACAGAGAAACCGAATATTCAGAAGCTGTTTTGATGGCCAGATCCATGCTTTCTTTGAAGACCGGCCGGCAATCTGGATAGATGGCATGATCCCCGGCATGGATACCGAGCGCTACCGCGTCATACTCGAAAGATTGGGCCAGCCCCGCAAGGATAGCCGAGAAGATCATATTTCGGCCAGGTACGACCGTTTGTACCATGGTACGGTCTTCATAATGGCCTTCCGGGACCGGGCGGGAATCTTCTTTCAGCAAGGCCGACTTGAACCCGGCGAAGATCCCGGAGATATCCATTGATTGCCGCTTGATGCCGTAATGCTCGGCCAGCTTCCGGGCGGCTTCCAGTTCGTATTGATTGTGCTTGGACCCATAAAAGAAGGAAACAGCGAAAACTTCATGACCAGTCCCGAGGAGGGTTCCAAGCAGGGCGGCGGAATCCATGCCGCCAGATAGTGATAAGACGATTTTCATAGATTAAACCCCTTTTTTAATTTTTGGTTGAACCAGTTTAATTGATATCCAAGGGATAAACCAAATAAAGGTTTTTCACCTTCAAAATATTTATGGTAATTGCTTCCGCAAAAGAACCAAAATTCCCCGGAAATATTCTTTTCCAAAATTTGTTGTTTTACTTTATTGGACCAATTTTTCTTTTCGTCTTCGGTAAATGTATTCAGAGTTTTTTCGTACGGCTTAATAATATCTTGTAAAAAGACCAATCCATATTTGGCGGACAGAATATATATTTCGTCGAATTTTTCTTGTTGGCAATAACAAAGGGATTTTTTAAACAACTCCCCCTGATACAGGTCCTTTGCCTGGCAGGGGGAGGTTTTCTTTCTCTTTGAACAACCTATGAAGGCTATTCGTTTCATTCTGCTGCTTTGATACCTGCCGGCAGATTCTTGCCCTTGGCCCACATGGAGACCCAAATCTTGATAGTCGTGGCAGATACGGCATCATTGGTGGCCTTCAGCATTTTTGCCTGATCTTTTTCGCCAGCTGCAAAGAGATCATAAACAATCCGCTTATTAGAGGGGGCACCAGGGGCCTTTTCCTTCTTTTCTTTTTTGACTTTCTCGGGCTTTGCTGGCTTCTCAGCCTTTTCTTTGCCGGCCTTGGCGGGCTTTTCAGTCTTCTCGGCTTTGCCGGCCTTTTCCGGCTTATCCTTGGCCTTCTTGGTAACGACCGGCCGTACGCCCAGGGCCGTCAGGACCTCCCATGCTTCGGGGCTGAATTTGTCGGTATCAAAGACCTGGCATTCACCCTTGTCGTAGCAGTTGTCATGAATCAGCTTCTTGAGACCATCGATGCTGGATTTCTCGCTGGCTTCGATTGCCGGGTCCAGATCCATGACCTTGTTCATTTCTTCGATCAGGGCGACCAGGTCTTCTCGCTCGATTGCCGGCTCGGGCTTTTTCTTTACCGAGTCATCATCGTCATCATCGTCGTCTGCATCGGCGGCAGCAATGACCAGACCTTCCGGCAACTCAACTTCCAGGGCGCAAAGGACGGCGTGGGTTTCGGTCGTCAGGGAATCCCCCTTATCGAGCAGGCCGGCAGCAACCACAATAGCCTTGGTCAATTCATCGGTCTTTACGCCGACCGTCTTGATCTTGGGGTCGGGGTCCAGCAGAGCATTCAGCTCTTTTGCGGCAGCAATCAGTTCGGGACGTTTGAGTTCACTCATGGTAATTCTCCTTTATTCTTGGTTTGGAAATTCTGGTAAATGGCCACAATGACCATTTTTATCTTCTATCCTATTATACTGTTTTCGAATAATTTTCTACGGAAATATTTTACATTCCGGCAAAATAAATTGAAAAATTACCTCTCAATTTTTGAGTCAGGCCAAATTGTTTTATGAATCTGAGTATTTAGGATACAATGGGTCAAACCATCTCTGACCATCCATTCCCATAATTCAGCGGCAGTCAAGGGCGAAATCGGAGAAAGGGCCAGGCCGCAGCTGGTCTCATCCAGATCCTTTATAATATCGGCCGCGGTTTGGAAGTCTCGTTCATCCTCAATCGGGAACTTGAAAATCAAATTATCCCCGGCTTCGGCATCTTCCAGGTGCTTTTCCGGCAGGATCATCGAATCAAAATACCCACTCCCCGGCATCTTGATATCGACCACCCAACAATTGGGATGCTCAGGGTAGATATCCAGGGGAAGAGAACCATTTGTTTCAATGCTGGTCATATACCCCTGGGTATTTAATTCCCTGATTAATTCCCGGAGACCATCTTTTTGCAACAGAGGCTCCCCGCCGGTGATTAAAACCCGGTCACAATCAAAAGAATCAACCTGCTCGACTATTTCTTCAATGGTCATCGTCGTGCCGGCAGCATTGATTGATTGCTTGGTATCACAATAGTGGCAAGCCAAATTACAACTTGCAAAACGTATGAAAATGGTCGGGGCTCCTTGCGGCCAGATATTGACTTCCCCGGAGATCGAAAAGAAAATCGACACAATGTTAATTTTTATGGGATTCATTATTTTCTCCAGGTGGCAAAGGAATCATCAGTTTCAGAAACCTGTACCCGGACCAATCCCGGGCCAAGGGGGGTTTCCATTATATGACCAGCAATCCAATTGGCAATGGTCTCGGCGGTTGGATTGAATGGGTCGAGGATCTCGTTTAAGTACCGATGATCGAGCTGGTCGATAATCGGCCCGACAATTTTCTTGATATCCTTGAAGTCAACTACCATGCCAGGATATGGTCTCGGAAGTTGGCCATACTCATTGGTGAATTCGACCTCCACATTACTATTGTGGCCATGAGTACGGGCGCAGTCTCCGTCATATTCCGGCAAATGATGGGCATAACAAAAATTAAATTTCTTGGTTACTGTGATTGACATATCCTCTCCTTTTTAAATTAAACAGAATCCACAAGGCGCGTCTTTATCTTGAATATTCTCATATTTCTTTCCGATGATTTTTTCAAGTTTTCGTATTTTTGCTAGCTGAATTTTTCCAAACTCAGTATTGAACATCTTTTGTTGAGTTTTTTTTGATGTTAAAAAACAAGGATAACAACCGACTCTGTCATTCGTCTTTTCGAAATATAATGGATTTATTTCGATATCTCTTTTTCTGATTTCATCAAAAACTTGGCTTGTAGATAATTCTAAAATCGGTAATTTTACTTTGATTGAATTTAATGCAAAAAATTTACTTGAATTTGAAAATATTTCATCATAATCATACACGGCTTCGGATATAAAGTTTTTATATCTTTTTCTTCGATTGATGCTTTCTTTTAATCTCATCCCGTACCAAATTTCATCACCTTTAGTACAGTTTGCCCGTATCCACCTTTCACTAGGTTCTATTTTTAAATGTTTAGAACAAAATCTTCCTACCTTCCCAGAAGGAAATCTTCTAGCTTCGATTATTAAACTCTCCATTGTTAAACAATCTTTTCCATGTAATTTTCCTTTTTGTGATTTTTGAATTATTATTCCAAGTCTTGTTTCAAGGCGAGAAAGATAAGCATATGTTTCTGGATGCTCCCAACCAGTATCATGAAATAATGGAACACAAATTTCTTTGCCATACCTTTCAATCGCCAATAATAAACAAAGTGTCGAATCCTTGCCTCCACTTACCGGGATTATTATTTTGGTTTGCATTAATATGACCCCAGAAATGGGCGACCCATTTCGAGCCGCTGGCAAATAGTTGCGTATTTCTTTCCTCGTTTTCCGCTTCGAACAATTAACTGATTAATCCGGAACAATCCCAGCTCGGCTTCCCCATCGGTTTGGTTGAGACCAAAGAAGGCCGTTGTATGGCTGTATTTTCGTTTATCCTCGCTGTAGTTGGAGAGATCCAGCCAGTCCTTACCATAGCTGGCTCCATCGGCTTGCGTAGGGCAAACAACCAGGCAATGCCATTTATGGGCCAGGGCCCGGATCTTCAACCACTTCATATTCTCTTTCTGCCGGAAATCCATCCGCTGGTCTTCCAGGTCGGGGGCCATGATGTCGGGGTAATCAATTAGGACTACATCAGCCGTAAATCCACTTTCATGCCAGACGGCCAATTGATTGTCAATCATTTTTGGGCTGAGGGTATAGGCCGGATAATCAGCAAAGTTCCAACCTGCTCCCCGGAATCGCTTTTGGAATTTACGCTCAATATTGTATGCCTCTTTCCAATTCAGGGGGATTATTTTATCCCGGAGTTTAAACCATGGGGCACCCAGAAATTCTTTTTTACCCTGGCACTTGGTGCATGGGGTATGGTCGCTTCCGTATTGTTCAAAGGCATCGCTATAAACCTGTTGGAGATCCTTGAAGGCGGGAGGCTTATCTCCCCGGATTGGCGATTCCCCACAACCGGCTGGGCATTGACCATTCTGATTCCAAAAGCAATCAACTACCGGGATCATCAATTGCCCGCAGTATTCAAGTTCATTGGATTTCCTGGCCATGTAGATATATTTCCGGAGTTCCATTTCTTCCCGGTTCATATCACCGGCCGCAAAGAAAGCTACTTTTTTACCGGTTCGCTGGGCCTGGAATCCAATATCAATTAGCCAGAAGCTTTTTCCAGTTTTTTCTGGACCAAGTAATCCAACAAATCCGCCACGAACGAAATGCCGGTTCCAGAGTTGTCCGAGCTTGCCGGGGTACTCGACAATCGGCTCCTGGATGTCTTCAAAGATTTTTTGCGTTCTGGTAATATCGTCGGCGAAGAAGTCATGGTTTATATTTACCGCTCGTTGAATTTGCTTATTGGTAGCAAGCAGTACATTGGCCTCTAACAGGTTCCCCC